CGTTTTGAATCAGAGCAATGTTATTACCAATAGCAGAAATGCCCATTCCAGCCACGGTTGTGGTTGCAGAACAAGAAACTACTTGGAACAATGTGTCAGGATCATCTGCAACGACTGCAAAAATCTGAGTTCCAGATTTGATTGACTGACTTGCTGGGTAGAACTGCTGTTGCTGAACTTGACCAGTTGAAGAATTGGTAAAACTAACACCTAAAAACACACCGCAAGGTGTAGCTGTAGTTGTGCCAGTATCTTTCTCAATTGTTCCATCAGAAATACGTTTTACTAAATCGCCATAGAAAATGCTTGTAGCATAGCCACTTGCAATTTGCATCTGACGGGTTGCTCCCGCAAAGACCTGACCGCCAATCAAATTGACTGGTTTTAGTCCATAGGGGGCTGATACGGTTGGGTAAGCCATATTAAACTCCTAAATTAAAATTAACTTTTACCAAACCCGCGACCTTTAGTTGTTGTACTTTTACGATCAGTAAACAAAGGCATGCGAGCATCGTTATTACGCATAAAACTGTTGTCTACAGAATCCATTTGATTTTTAGCTTTCTCTTCAAAATATTTTCTGCGGGCTTCAGTCATTTCTTTTGGTTTCTTGCACAAGAGCAAACCACCAATTTCAGCATTCCCATCCTTATTACCTGTTATCTGTAACTCTGGATAGTCTTCTACCTTACACGGAACCCAATGATCACGGAACTTTTTAGACACGTTTGTAGCGTGGTCTGTTCCAGCAATCGCTGTTGCTACCCAGTGAAAATCATAATCTGGGTCTGGGTTAGGGTCAGGCAATGAATTAGGTGGACGATAAACGTACCTAACTTCAGTTTTTTCGCGTGTTTCTTGTTCACGGGGTGTGCGGTTATTAGCCATTTTGAGCCTCCAATTTTAAAATTTCCTGCGCATACTGTTTGTGGGACAAACCATACTTGTCTGCAAGACGAGCTTGCGTAGTAGTTAGTTTGACTATTTTCTTAGCACCCGAAGAACGGGTGGCAGAAGCCACAACATTCGCAGGTTTTTTAATCGGTGCAGCCTTAACCGAATCAGGGCTTCCCAACATTTCTGGAAATACCTGTTTTAAGCGACCGTCGACACGATCGAAATACTCGTCTGAGCGGGGGTCTACCCCGGTAGCAACTAGTTTTTGGTGCAGCCCTAGTGCAAAAGCTGTCATTTCTTCGTATCCCGGAGTTCCAAACCACTGGTTTTTTGCTTGCCAGCGCAAGGTTTTGTCATCAAGTCTAGGGGCTTCGGGAGCCGTCTGATACCTTTGTACATCATCTTGACTATTTTGTAAAGGGGTAGGCTTGAAATTTTTTGCACTTTCAAGTTTCATCTTTGCATCAGTCAAATTTTCTTGCGCTTCAAGCATGGCATCAGAGTCGTAAGACTCCTGTGCTTCTTTATATTTACGTCTTGCCATCTCCATTTCTGCTTCAGCTTTAGCTTGTAACGTTTCCTGATACGTTGTTTCGCCTGTTTTTACATACTCTTTAAGCCTACGATTCTCATCCAAAATCTGTTGAGTTAACCGCTCAAGCTCTGTTTTTTCACGTACTGCCTCTTCTTTAGCCCGTCTTTCATCGTGCCGAGCATGTGTTAGTTGCTTGATCCGTGCCTGTGCTCCTTTGGTATAAGAATCAATTTCTTCATCCGTTGGGTCTTCTACATTTTCTTCTAATGGTTTAGCCGTTCTGTCACGAACAGGCGTATCGTCTTCGATTTCAATAGTTACGTCATTTTCGGCGTCAATATCAATTTCTATATCTTCTTCGGGTTTACCCTTACTTTCTGACTGTTCTTCATCAACTTCATGCGGAAACTTGTAGTCATCTTTATCGTACTCTGCCATGTTTATCTCCTTTAAACTCGTTTGATACCACGTGGGTCTTCGACCGTCGCTTCTACTTGGTCGTCGTTAATTAAGCGAAATTCCTTGCCATGAATCATTATTCGAGTACCCGTATATGGTCGGGTAATAACGAAATCGCCTTCTTTACACCACGCGCCTTCAGGAAACTTTTCAGAGTCTTTATAGGCATCTGGTCCAAGTTTGACTACAAACAAGACTGGGGAAGTGATTTCCTCAACTTTTACCGTTTCGTTGGCTTTGACAATCCCACTTTCGTAGGTATCGCCTGCGTCAACCAAGGCACACAGCATTCTCCAACCTTTTGGGTCGGGTAACGCTTTTGCTTTTTGATCGGCTTGTTCATATTCTTGATCCATTTCTGGGGCTTTAAATACGCCCGGCGGCAGGATTAATTCTTTTTCCGGAACTGCTAGTGCTTCACTCATCGTTAGCCTTCTCTATGTTTTCAACGAGGTCAAGTAAATGGCGCTCTGCGTAGGCTAGACCTCGAATAACCCCGCAAAGTTCTTTATAAGCCGCATGGTCTGGGCATGCGCCCGTCGCCAAATCGTCTGTAAAGTTGTTCATATCTTGGCGAATTTTGCTTCGCATCGCCTCAATAAAGTCCATAACAATTAAGTCCATACCTTATCCTTTTGCTCGTTTGTTCATTGCATCCTGACTTAATTTGACCATTTCAAGCTGCGCTTTAGCCTCAATTTCTTGTTTTTTCATGCCAAGTTCGTCCATCTTGGCAGCCCCATCTATCTGTATCTTCTGGGCTTTAAGCTGCAACTCTTGTTTCTTAAGCTCAAGTTCTTGCATCTGCATCTGTAGGATTGGATCTTGTGCGTTCTGCTGAGCTTGTTGTTGAGCAGCCATTGCTTGAGATTCTGCCAACACTTGCGGTGCGGCTTCTGCCATCAGGCGGCTAATCTCTTTCTCCATCTCATCTGGAAGATCATCTTCTGAATTTGGAAGAGCAACACCAAGGGCAATTTCTATTTTGTTTCTATACGCATAACCCACGTGTTCAGCAATGTGTGACTGCATAGCGGATTGTAAAACTTGTGCCATGGGGTTCTGCCCAATAAGTTGCTGTACGATGGGATCTTGCATCGCCATCTGGTGAACCTTGATGTGTGCTTCGTGGTCTTGGTATGGGAATGCCTTTAAGGGTTTACCCTTAAGAACGTTTTGATTCTCTGTTACTGGGTCTTTTGGTTTCTGATCTTCTTCCAACGGCACCAATTTATTTGCATGCTTAATACCAAGCACTTCCAGCATCTGACGATGTAAAACCGGCAGATTGTAAATCTGTGGAGCCATCTGTGCCAATTGAATAACAGCTTGGTACTGAACAACTCTTTGGGAAAGGGTAGCTGCATTTGGGTCTGAGACGGGAAGTACTTCAACATTACTATAGTCCGCCTTCTTTGCACGTGCTGTTCCGTCTTCTGGCTCGTAATTGTATTCGTCATCTGTATAGTCTCTAATAATTGCAGCCAAGAGCTGCAACTCCTGCTTCATTGAAAAGTGAACACGGGCTTGAACAGCCGACATTACCTTGAGGGTTCTTTCTAATATTGCCAGTGTTGTTCCCACCGGTGCTTGATTAGACATATCGGCAATCTTCATATCCGAAGTAGCCGCAAACCGGCGTCCTTCTTCTACGATCTTGTCCATTAATCCCGATAGAACCATCGAAGGCTCTTTGTACGGCAGGGGCAGGATGTTATCGCGTATTGTTCCACTGCCTACATCTACGTCACGGAACTCACCTGGAGAAATAGGGGTGTCATCTCCTTTAATACGTAGTCCTCTGGACTTTAGTCCTCCAGGAAGATTAGCCAAAGTACCGGCATCTACCAGTTGTCTCATAATTGATGTTGCTGATTTTGCGTATCCACCAATTAAATGAAACAGTCCAAAACCATAAGCCCCATATCCAGGGATGTACTGGTAATGCACAAAGTGGTGCCGCTTTAACTTCAGCGGATCTTCTTCTTTCCAATTACGGCGTATTGCCAGTACTTCGTTGGTGCCACGGATCATTGTTACTACATATGGCAAGGCAATACCGGTTGGCTCGCCGTCTTTATCCAAATCCTCGTAACCTGCAATGTCCAAGTCAACGTGTGACTCATAAATTTCAAAGCGGTCGTCATAAGACGCCGAGAACCCAGTCTCTTTATCCTTGCGTTCTTGAATATCGCTTGTAAATTTACTAGGTTCCCCTAGCTCTATTTCTTTATAAAACCCTGCATTCATGAGTTTTAATAAGTCGTTCTTGTTCTTGCGCATCACATGAGTAATGCGGTGGCAGGTGTTAATTTCGGATATGCCATATGGCAGGATCACATCTTCTGCCGGGATAAACATAGATACTTGACGCTCTAGGCTTGGGTCGTAGTACACCTTCTTAAACGCCGAACCAGCACTTGGCAGGTTCCATAGCATCTTCTCGTGCTCAGAACGATACTCAGGCATTTTCTCCGTTAGCTGGTAATTCATGTCTTCTTCAACACGAACCGCCGCTTCTTTTTTCTCTGGCGTCTCTTTACCAACAATCTGTGTACGTACTGGACCTCTGGCTGGGAATGTTTCCATGATGGTGTCTGACTGAAACCGCACCACCGCTTCTGTAATCATTGGGTGAAACACCCCGCATGCGCCTTCCCATGGGTCCATGCGTTCTTCAAACTTTAAACCTAGTAAGGTAATACCATCTTTATACATAGTCTCCCAGTCTTTGCGGGAAGATATGTCGTTATCAATATCCTCGTATAAATCGCTGGCTAAAGACTGAATAACACTCTCTGGCAAAATATCTGCCAAGTTCTCGTTAAAGTCCTCAGTGTCTTCACCTTTACGCATTTCAAGGATTTCTTCTCCTTCAATGCTTAGCTTTACTGATTCTGGATCCTCAATCTCAATCTCAATATCGGGTTCTTGATCCAACGCTGCAAGCCCTTCAGGGGCTGCGTATAAACTTTTCTCTATGCTCATTATCTTTTCCTAATTTAATAGTACGCAGCTTTTCTGCGGTACTTATATAACAAACCATCGTCTTTCTCGTCTGTATCAAGGCTAATAAAGCCCCCTTGCCTAAAACGCAAAAGCGCTTGGGTCGTAGTATCCACGAAGTCGTCATGTTCGCCAACTGGGAACGCTGCTACTTCCTCAATAACTTCACGTGCCCAGCGGGTATCTGGCGCCCACACTTTACCACTCGTAAACAAATCCGCAACTGCATTAAGCCTAACCATTTTGTCGTTGCCTCTACTTGGGCTGAACTCTTGCACTGGTATGCCAATACGTCGCAACTCTTGAATTAACGGGCTACCTGCTGCTTTTTTCTCCACAATAAACGCATCAGGCTTCCATTCTTTGTATTGTTTTAGCGCTTCTTGTTTTAGATCTGGGAAAGCAAGGCGTGCTTTAAACGCATCGAGAAGGATAAGGTGTGGGCTACCTCCGTCTTCATCGTTGTACCAAATACCCCACGTTGTGCATGCACTATAGTCAGCGGTTGTTTTTGTCTCGTGTGCCGTATCCCAAGACTGAATAATGTAGTCACATGTGGGTGGATCGTCTGCTTCCCATATTTGCCAATCCTTGCGAGAGATGATAGCCGCCATGTTAGACGTTGGATTTTGCATGTACTGGGCATTCCAAAACCGTGGGTCAATACTGGCTTTTGTATTTTGTAACGCTTCTAGGCTCCACTGTGCAGGCCAAAGCGATTT